ATTAGTACAACTACACAATTAACAATTACACACGCATTTGATACTAATACTGATCGTGGTGTTGCTTTTGATTATAATACTGGCGTAGGTACAGCAAACAATAAGACTGGATTTTTTGGTTATATTGATGGTACAAATACTGGTAGTGCCGCACCAGCAAGATCATGGACTTATATTCCAGATTCCACAATTACATCTCCTGGAAATGTAACTGGGACAAGAGGATATCTTGATGTTAAGGGTATTTACTACCAAACTGGTGATTTTAACACTCACGGTGTTGTATATTTTGATTCTGATGGACTGCAGACTTCTACAAATAATCCATCATCACCAGTAATCACATCTAAGCAGATATTAACTGCTATCACAAAAGTTACTTTATCATTACCATCTTCAATCTCAGTAACTGCTGGGGATATCATCAAACAAGATACTAGTGGTGCATATGGTATTGTTGAAACTGGTGGAACATTAGTTTCAGTAAGTCTTATTGGTGTTGAGGGTACATTTACAAATACTTATAATATCAGAAAAGAAGGTGATAATGGAGCAATTCAAAATCTCTCTATAACACCCTCCACTGTTTCTACCATATATACTAATAAGCCACATTGGACATCAACTCTTGACGGGGGAACTTTTTGATTTATGACCAGAGATAGTGAAGTTGATATTAATGTTTTAGTGCGTTTGTATAATCAAAAATTATCAACACTAACAAATCAAAATGTTTTGTTAGAAGCAAAACTCCAAACTTTATCTGATGATTTTGCTCAAGAAAAAAATGAACTTTTAGCAGCAAATCTTGAACTTCAAAATAAGTATGATGAGTTGAAGAAATCCAAAGAATCTGAAGAGTAAAGAGAAAAATGGCAAAACCAGCAAGTAGGCAAGAACTTATTGATTACTGTCTAAGGCGCCTGGGAGCGCCTGTGCTGGAAATTAACGTCGATGACGATCAAATAGATGATTTGGTTGACGATGCCCTTCAATACTTCAATGAACGCCACTTTGATGGTGTTGAGAGAATGTATTTAAAATATCAAATAACACAAGATGATATTGATAAGGGTAAAGCAACTTCAAAGTCTCCAAGAGGACCTGGAATTACAACATCAACAGCAACATCGACAACTGGAACAACCTATAATTGGTATGAGTCTTCAAATTATATTCAAGTTCCAGATTCAGTAATTGGTATTGAAAATGTATTTAAATTTGATACTAGTTCCATCTCTGGTGGAATGTTTAGTATTAAATATCAACTATTTTTAAATGATTTATATTATTTCAATTCAGTTGAACTTTTACAATATTCTATGGTTAAATCATATCTATCCGATATTGATTTTTTACTTACAACAGATAAGCAGTTGAGATTTAATAAAAGACAAAATAGATTATATTTGGATATTGAATGGGGAGCACAATCTGCTGGAAACTTTCTTGTTTTGGATTGTTATAGAATTTTGAATCCAAATGATTTTACAAAAGTTTATAATGACAGTTTTGTAAAAAGATATTTAACTGCATTAATTAAGAGGCAGTGGGGTCAAAACCTAATTAAGTTTAGAGGTGTTAAATTGCCAGGTGGACTGGAATTTAATGGTAGAGAAATATATGAAGATGCAGAAAGAGAAATTGATGAAATAACCAAGAGAATGTCAATGGATTATGAACTTCCACCATACGACTTTATTGGATAATGGCACTTAATCCTTTCTTTTTACAGGGAACATCTTCTGAACAAAGACTTATTCAGGATTTGGTAAATGAGCATCTTAGAATGCATGGAGTTGAGGTTGTTTATATTCCGAGAAAATTTGTTAACAGAAAAACTATAATAGAAGAAGTTCAAACTTCTAGATTTGATGATAATTTTGCTATCGAAGCGTATGTGAATACTTACGATGGATATTCTGGTGCCGGTGACATCTTAACTAAATTTGGAATGAGTTTAAGAGATGAATTACTAATTACTATTTCAAAAGAAAGATTTGAAGATTTTATTGCACCATTTTTAGGTGCATTGGATGATGGTTCCGGAGAAGGAGAAATAATTTTAAGCACTAGACCAAGAGAGGGAGATTTAATTTATTTTCCTCTTGGCCAAAGAATTTTTGAAGTTAAATTTGTAGAACATGAGCAACCTTTTTATCAGTTAGGGAAAAGTTATGTTTACGAATTAAAATGTGAACTCTTTGAGTATGAAGATGAGGTTATCGATACTTCTATTGATGAAATTGATACTCAGGTTCAAGAAGAAGGTTATATCACAACTTTAAAATTAATTGGTGTTGGAAGAACTGCAACAGCAACTGGATCAATTCTTGGTACTATTTCTTCCGGATATATTAAAGAAATTTTCTTAAATAATGATGGTTATGGTTACACTTCCGCACCAGTAGTTGCAATAAGTTCTTCACCAACAGGATTTTCTGGTGATAATGCAACTGCAGTTGCGATTACAACTATTAGGGGTGGAGTTAGATCTGTTGAGAGAATTTATTTAACGAATGCTGGTGCGGGATATACTGTTCCACCAACCATAACAATTTCTGGTGGGGGAGGGGCAGGTGCTGCTGCCACATGTTCAATAGAAACAACTTATAACGGTGTTATCAGATTTACTATAACTGATTCGGGTGTTGGATATGGAACTGCACCAGTTATTACAGTCTCTGCACCTGGTCAATTAGCAATCAGTGGAGTGGGACAAACTGCTGTTGGTATTGCTTCTATCGGTTCAGTTGGTGGATCAAATGTTCTAAGAGCAATATATATTTCAAATCCTGGTTTTGGATATACTTCAACTCCAACAATAACTATTGCAAATCCAGAAACACTTACTGGATTTGGAACTTATCTTTTTAATGAAGTTATACGAGGTTCTAGATCCCAAATTAGAGCAAGAGTTAAGAATTGGGATAAAGATACCAATATTCTTAAAATTTCAAACGTTGGAATTGGTGCTACACAACTTACATTTGTACCAGGAGAAACAATTATTGGAACGGAATCTGGTGCTCTATATACTGTTCAAAGTTTTGAGCAAATGGATACATATGATAAATACAGTCAAAACGATGAGATTGAAGAAGAAGCGGATCTCATTTTAGATTTTTCAGAATCAAATCCATTTGGTACTTATTAATGCTAGGGACATATTATTATCACGAAATTATAAGAAAGACCATTATATCTTTTGGTACACTTTTTAATCAAATTCATATTCGCCATTCGGATCAGAGTGGCAATAACGTAAGTGATATGAGAGTTCCTATTGCTTATGGTCCAAGACAAAAATTTCTTGCAAGAATTCAACAACAACCAGAATTAAATAAAGCAACGCAAATTTCTTTACCAAGAATGTCATTTGAGATGACTTCTATTCAGTATGACCCAACAAGAAAAGCAAGTGTAACTCAATCATTTAAAGCATGTGATGATGGCGGAAAAATTAAAAAAGTTTTTATGCCAGTTCCATATAATATTGGATTTGAATTAAATATTTTAACTAAATTAAATGATGATGCTTTACAAATTGTGGAGCAAATTTTACCATATTTTCAACCAGGATTTAATTTAACTATAGATTTAGTTGATTCAATTGGTGAGCAAAGAGATGTTCCAATGGTTCTTGAAAATATATCTTTTCAGGACGATTACGAGGGTGATTTTTCTACTAGGAGAGCTTTAATATATACTCTATCATTTACAGCAAAAACTTATCTGTTTGGTCCAATTGCAGAAAGTTCAGAAGGTCTTATTCGCAAGGTACAAGTTGATCTTTACACAAATACTGACGTTGCTAATGCAAAACGTGAGGTAAGATACACAGTTACTCCAGATCCTTATGATGCAAATCCAGATGATAATTTTGGATTTAATGAGAACTGGGAATATTTTGGAGATTCAAAAGAATTTAGCCCAACACGTAAAATAGATATCTGATAAATTATGCCAAATAACTATGAAAGCCTTGACAATGCTCTGAATATAAAAAGTGAAATAGTCAATGTTGAGAAAGAAACTCCGATTATTAAAGTCGATAGTTCTAATAGTGACATTAAAAAAGATTATGAATACACAAGAGCAAATTTATATTCTCTTATAGAAAAGGGTCAAGAAGCCATTAATGGAATAATGGAACTTGCAGCAGAAAGTGATCAACCAAGAGCGTATGAAGTTGCTGGTCAGTTGATTAAGAGTGTAGGTGATGTAACAGATAAATTGATTGACTTACAAAAGAAATTAAAAGATGTTGAGGAAGATACTGTAAAAACAACTAATAATGTTACTAATAATGCGGTGTTTGTTGGATCAACTTCGGAACTTTCAAAGTTACTTAAACAAGGTTTTCTAAATAATAAAGAATAGATTTTTTCTTATGAGTTGGTCTAATGATTACAAAAAATCAATAGACTGTGGCAATCCCAAAGGATTTTCACAAAAAGCACATTGTGCTGCTCGTAAGAAAAGAAAAAGAGGTGAGGAAACTAAATCTAAATCACCATTTAGCGAAGAAAAAGCAATGAGCGAAACCCGTTACTGTAAGTTGTGTAGGAAAATGGAGCAAAGAGATGAATGCTCCTATGGACCTTCAATGTGGGACAGATATTCTGCACCAATTCTTACTATGAATCAAATTAAATATGATCCAAACCGCCCCCATCCAGCAAATGAGGCGAAGGATCATGAATATTCAATGGCTCGTTCAGAATTATCGACTATTGCGAAAGCGACTAAAAAACTTCAGAAAAAAATGAAGAAAGGTGAGGGTGAAATCGAAGCATGGGTTCAATCAAAAATTACAAAAGCAGCAGACTATATTGATACGGCAGCAGATTATGTAGATAGTGGTGAGATGAATAAAGAAGAAGTTGAAATATTAGAAGGTAAGAGAGACGGAAAATCAGCAAAAGATAAAGATTATTCTCTTCGTGATTGGTTTAAAGGTGGTGGATGGGTTCAAGCAGGTGGTAAGTATGATGGAAAACCTTGTGCTAAACAACCTGGTCAAAAAACAAAACCATTCTGCCGCGATGCTGATGATAGAGCATCGATGAGCAAAGATGAAAGAAATAAAAGAGCAGCAAAAAAACGTAAAGAAGATCCAAATCCAAATAGAAAAGGAAAGGCAAAGTTTGTAACTGTTGAACAAGTTGATGCCAGTAAGTATGGAAAAACTCCCGATCAACTCTTACAGGATATTATAGATAAAGATAAAAAAGGACCAAACAAATATGGTGGTGGACAAGTAATTAAAACTGGTTTACAAAAAGCACATTTTGAACCAGAAGGTCAACAACTAGATGAACTGTGGGGCAAAGTTGCTATTGGTGCAGGTGCTGCTTTTATTCCATATCTTCTAAAAAAGTTCGCAAAACCAGCAGTTGATAAAGCAATTGATTCTCCTGCAACTGGTTCTGATGGTTTGATTGATAAAATGAAGCAAAGAAGAGATGCTATTAATAACGCAACTCAAAAAAATTCTTATGAAGTAGAAGGTGATATGGTAGAAGAAAAAGACGCTTGTTATAAGAAGGTAAAGGCAAGGTATGATGTTTGGCCAAGTGCATATGCTTCTGGCGCATTAGTCAAGTGCCGCAAAGTTGGTGCAAAAAATTGGGGAAATAAAACTAAAAAAGAAGGATATGAATTTTCCAATTGGAGAGATGAATTCTTCCCAACAGAAGTTGAATCTGTAAATATTATTGAACCACAACCATTAC